AAAGCATTGCCGTCTAAATCAAACAATATTCTACATTCATTATCCTGTAAATAAGCACCGGACCAATTAGTCTGAATATTTTCTGTTAAAGGCATTAATAAGCCATCTCTATACAAAGAGATTCTCACCCAATTAACGTAGTCTGATGGAAGAACATATCTCAATGTGTCACAGACACTTAGTTCTAATATTTTTATTTCTTTAAATGCATCGTAGTTCAGTTCTTGAATCGCTCTTTTTGCGTGAAACAAAACTTTAAATCTTTCTTCGTTGTTTATCAAGTTATGATTCCCTGCATACATTAACATAAAATTGTTAACTATATCTTCAAGAGAGACATATTGATATGAACCCCAATTTGCATTTTCAGGAGGTAGTCCCCCATTTTCATAATACTGATATTGTGATATATAACTCATAATTATTTCTCTTCTTGGTTATTGGATTGTTCTTCAGCCTGAGCGAATTGAACTGCACCTATTTCTCTTATAGACATACCTGCATATTGCAGTATTTTATTTATTAAATTAACCTCATCATCGTTTGGTAATTCAAAATCCTGATAATCAGCAGCACTCTCATCAAACGAAGGTTCTCCATTAATCAATGTAACGTATGTCCAATTTGGTGTATAAGGGAACCTTATGTATTGACATATAACTTGACCCGGGTTGTTTATAGTATAAGGGAACATATCACCCACCAATGCCTCTTGCGTATAAGCCGGGTATGTTAGATTCGGAGAAGTAAGAATAGAGTTGTTAAGCATAGTTATTTTGCTATGCGTAACTTTCTCTGCTTCCTTTACTGTTCTTGCTTTAAAAACGGTATATGTAAGTGGGAATGTATTTACCACATTTGGAGCAACAGTGAGAGCATCACCCGTTGTGTTTATTGCAGTTACAACTAAATTATAAGCAATGTTTCCTATTTCTACACCAACTATATCTCCTATCTCTACACCATCTGCGTTAAAGTCTGCCGATGAATCTACTATTTTATTTTGACCACCAACGGTACTTGTAGTGGTTCCACTTGTAATTACTTTATTATTAATAAGCATTTTATTAATTAAGTAGTAATCGTTGTTAGTGGTTAATAGAGATGGCAAAAAATACCCATTAGTATTTACAACACTTTGAGTTAAAGGTAGAGTTTCAGAAAATGTATCAATAACCTCCTCTAATCCTTTGGTAATATCAGCATAACCCGTACCTGATTTACGAGCATTCTCTTTGTTAATCTGATAGTTGTAAGAATAAAAATAATCTTCAAATAAATCTAACTGTGCTTGTTTTGCAAATAAGTTAAAATCCGATGGGGATATATATCCGTAGTTATTCTTATTCAGTACCGACATTACTGTTTGTCTAACTGAATTTATCATCTGTCATTCTTTTTTACAAAGATAATGAAAAAAAAAGAGGAGTCAGAAAACTGACCCCTCTCTTAGAATAAGTGATTATTACTACTAATCCAATAAACCCTCTAAGTGTTTAAGTGCTTCTAATCCATCATCACTTTGTAAAAATGAACCTGCCATATCCTCAGCTTCTGCTCCAAAAGGAACATTTAGCATTTTGGTTTTATTAGTTGGTGTATTGTACCAAACTTCTTTACCGCTCTTACGAGTTGTCAATAAACCTTGGTCAAATAATCTTTGTATAGTTCCCATAAATTTCAAATCAGGGTCATTAATAACCTCTAAGAAATCAGAAGGATTATTTCTTGCGAATACTAATACATCTCTTTTTAATTCAGCAGTTGATAATTTAGTGGTATCAGTGCCAAACAATACTCTACATACATTTTCAAGTTGCTCAATAGATAGTTTTTTAGCTTCAGCTAAAGCATCTGCTTCCACCATAAGGTCTTCAACCTCTTTTGCCGCATCTTTAGCTTTATCCATTTCAGTAAACTGCTTTCCATTTAATGGATGATAATGAAGAAATTCTTGTAAAACTTGATTCTCTTTAGCAACGTGCAAAAACCCATCTTCAAAGATAATGGGTTCCATTAATGCATTCTCATCTTGCTCATCTACAAAACAAGACTTTTGGTTTCGTGCATAACGAAGTTCCCTGTTGGTTCCTGTTGTGTCATCAAAATGTAATAGTGAAAATCTTTTGGAGTGTCTAACCGGCAGCATAAAAGATAAAGGTGCTCGGTTTCTTGTAAGCTTGTAACTCTTAGCTACAAATTGCTTGTTGGTTTTTTTTGCCATTATTATAAAATTTAATTAAAGTTTAAAAAAAGGGAGAGTGTCTTTAAAGACACTCCCCCAATATAATCATCTTAATCTTGGAATAAGAAGAAGTTGTTAGCACCTAAAGTACATACTGCTCTTTCAGATAAGAAGTGAACCTCCATAGCATCTAAGCTTGAAGTTTCTGCTCCACCTGCAGAACCTGTAATCCAAGTCTTGTAACGTCTGTCTTCAGTTTCTGAAGCTCTATATCTAACGTGCAAGAATGGTCTCTTAGCGTTTTTACCTAACACTTGGTCGTATACTGAAGTAGAACCTGCAGGAACTAAAAGTCCATTAACTCTACCTGAGCCACCAACACCTGCCGGTCCTGATGCTAAACCACCTCTCATAGTTGGGTCGTTTAGATATTTCCAATCAGACTTGTAGAAGTCATATCCTCTACGGAATCCTGTGAAACCTAAGTTCAATGCCATTTCTTTTTCGTTGTCAAATAGACCGTAAGAAACACCACCTGCAGCATTAGAAGATTGCTCAGAAAGCATATCATCAATGTCGAAAGAGAAATCTCTATCTACAAAGATTACGTTTTCTTCGATTGCTCCTTGCTTGTCAAGTCTTGAAATAACTGTATCCCACTCAGGAAGAGTAGTTGGGTTTCCACCACCCCATACGTTACCTCTGTCTTCAACAACGTAGAAGATACCTTCAGAACCTTTGTTACCTACATCTTCAGCACCTACTACTGCTTGAGTAGCAACACCACCTGCTGCATCAGCAGGAACTGCTTCAATCATAGAAGTTTCCAAGTAGTCATCAAATCTAAGTCTTGTTTCGTGCTCAGACTTCAAATACCATAGGTATCCGTTTGCTCCATTTTCAGTTGTAATTTCTACCCAACCGATTTGAGCCATATCTGAACCTGATACTGCATACTTATCTTTAATGATAATTGGAGAGTTCTCGAAGATAAAGTCATCAGCCTCAAGAGAACCTTTCATTCCGTGAGTACCTTTTTTAAATTCAGAACCGTAAATGAATACAGTAAACTTCGCTGCTGCACCTGCAATAGGAATACCTGTATCAGGATAAGTTGCAACCTTGAAAGTTTGTGCTGCGTAATCTACGTCAGTTACAATACATTTAACTGAACCACCACCTGCATTGTCACTCACCATTACGGTTTGTCCAATTCTGATTGCGATACTGTTGTTTGCACTGAAAGCAGGGTTACCTGCATCATTCACTGTTAATGTAAACTCTAAATCTCCTGCAAGTGCAGCAGTAGTACAGTTTACATATTTAGTGTGAAGTCTTCCTTGTTCTGCCCATTTAATAAGGTCAGAGTTAGAAGGCATTTCTGCTCCTACCATTCTAAGGAATGAGGAGATTGTTCTATTACCATATCTTTCGAATTCCTTTTCATAAGTATCAGGAAGATACTGATTCAAGAAATCAAAATTAGTAATATAGTTTGACTTAAGCGGTACTCTTTGAGCACTTGGTTGTAAGTCAAAACCGGGAGTTGCTTGTACACTCATAATTTTACTTTTTTTTTTAAACGTTATTTATTTCTATTCCTAATCTTTAACCCACGACCTGAGTCATTACTTAAAGATTTTATTTGCATCCCTCCTTTTGATGATACTTCAGGAGCACTACGAGTCGTCATATTTACATTTTTTAACTTCTTCATAGTGTCTTCAGCAGCAGCAGATTTACCTTGTTCATAAAAGAACTTAGCAAATTTGTCGGGGTGCATCGCCATCGCTAATGACCTGTGATAACCACCTGCATCATTCATTAACCCATTGTCATCTAAAAACTTTCTTATAAAGTTAGAAGGGTCCATTTGGGTCTTCTTGATTTCAGCAGCATCACCGGGAGAAAAATAAACTTTATTGTCGTCTAACGTAAACTCAAAACCTTTGAACTCACTAAACACATTGTCAGTCTTCTTCGTGAACACCTCACTCTTAAGAGCGTTTTGTTCATTAACTGTCTTCGCTTCAGCTATATATTGTTTATATGCCTCGTAGTCTTCGTTTTCCACTTCAGGAATTGGACCCCTTCTCGACTCGAGAGGAACTTTATATGTTTCCTGTTGCTTCTCAAAAAACTCCTTGGCTTTCGCAATAGTCTTTTTCTTTGCTAATTTTATTTTCTTAATGGATTTTTCATCATCTATATCTTCATCATAATGATAATCTTCCATTAAGTCTTCAATATCTTCTGCATCCAAACCTTTTTCTGTTGCAGATAAATATTCTCTTAGCAAATTGTCAGGTTCCATTTCATCGTAATTCTTTTGCAATTTTGCAAAGTCATCGAATCCACGACCTGTATCTTTTTTATACTGTAGATATTTAGAAACATCTTCAGGCAGAGGTTCTTCCTCTCTCTGTTGATTGAGTTCGTCAATAGACTTAAACTCTTTTCCATATCTATTACCAATAAATTTAAGAACATCTTCCTCGGTTAACTCTGAGGATTGAGTTTTAATTTCTTCTTTTGCTTCAGGCTCTGCAGCCTTAGGCTCTTCTTTAGAAACTACTTCTTCCTTTACAATTACTGTCTCAGGTGTAGGAGTGGTTTCGTTATTTA